GATGCAGATATGTTGTGCTACCGTATCGGCTTCGCTTGTGACAAGGAAAGTGCAAGCGTTGCCATCGATACGATGAACAACTTTCTCATTGAGCTAATCACTGATCTGACTATCACAGAGTGGGAACTCTTCCTTACTGGTAAGGGTAACTTCCGTGATCAGATTGCTGTCACTGTGCCGTATAAAGGTAACCGTGTCGGTAAGCCTAAGCCTGTCCATATACATACGCTACGTCAGTACCTCATGGATGAGTGGGATGCGAATCTAGCTGAAGGACAGGAGGCAGATGATGCTATATCAATCCGTGCTACCGAACTAGGTGATGACGCTATCATTGTCTCGCTTGATAAAGACTTTGACCAAGTGCAAGGATGGCACTACAATTTCGTTAAGCATGACATGTATTACATCACCGAAGAAGAGGGTCTGCTGAACTTCTACAAACAATTCTTAACTGGCGATAGGATTGATAACATCGTTGGTGTCAAGGGAATAGGCGAAGTCAAGGCACATAAAATACTTTCTAACTTAAGAAGTGTTCCGTCAAATATGTGGCTTGCTTGTGTTGAACACCTTGGCGAAGAGCGTGCGTTGGAGAACGGCAGACTCCTCTACCTTCGCAGAAAGGAAGGAGAGATATGGAATCCCCCAAGCGTGGAGTCAAGTGCAGAGCAGGAAATACATGGACAGAATCCAGATACTTCCAGTTCATAAGGACTGCATTACGTGGAGCATTCTCCCGCTACCCTGTTAAGTACCAAGTGCTTAAGGCAGCGGAAAGAAAGGTTACTGGGCAGAGGCACAAGAAAGAATACCAATGTGCTGAGTGCAGTGACTGGTTCAAAGCTAGTGAGGTTAACGTAGATCATAAGATACCAGCAGGTAGCCTTAAGACTTACGAAGATCTCCCTAGCTTTTGTGCTAATATGTTCTGTGAGGCAGACAACTTACAAGTCCTATGCAAACCTTGTCATAAGACTAAGACTGCAGAAGAGAGGAAACGTAAATGATTAAGCACATGATCATACCTGATACTCAGGTTAAACCTAACGGTACTGTTGAGCACCTCAAGTGGGCAGGACAGTATGCAGTTGAGAAGAAGCCTGATGTTATCATTCATCTAGGTGACCATTGGGATATGCCTAGTCTGTCTGTGTATGATGTAGGTAAGAAATCGTTTGAGGGTAGACGCTACACTGATGACATCGAAGCAGGTATTGCTGGGATGCAAGCGTTCCTTGAACCCATACGAGCAGAGCAGCAGCGCATCATCGACAACAAGAAGAAGCGTTGGAACCCACGGCTAGTCTTTACACTAGGTAACCATGAGGAACGTATCCAACGTGCTATTGAGTCTGATGCTAAACTTGCTGGACTAATCGGCTACAAAGATTTACAGTTAGAAGAGATGGGATGGGAAGTGTATGGATTCCTTGAACCTGTTACCGTTGATGGCATTGTGTATTGTCATTACTTTACTTCTGGTGTCATGGGTAGACCCGTAACCACAGCGAAGATGATGCTTCAGAAGAAGATGATGTCATGTGTAATGGGTCACATACAGGACAGAGACATTGCCTATGCACGTAGAGCTGATGGCAGTAATGTTACTGGATTGTTTGCAGGTATCTACTACATGCACGAGGAAGCCTACCTAAACCCACAAACTAATGGAAGCTGGGCAGGTATATGGATGTTCCATGAAGTAGACAATGGATCATTCGATGAACTGCCTGTATCAATCAACTACCTTCGGAGGAAGTATGGGTAAGTTCTCTGAGATAGACAGACAGATGAAAGAAGCTGAGCAGTTTATTGAACCACAAGACATGCAGGTTGGTGGTAGTCATTATCAATCCAAAGAGATACAGCCTTGGACATACATGGAAGCCGTTATGTCAGAAGCTGAGTTCACTGGTTACCTATGGGGCAATGTGCTAAAGTACATGAGTCGGTGGCAAGATAAGGGAGGTGTTCAGGATCTGGAGAAAGCTAACCACTATCTCTTGAAACTGATACAACATGCATCATGACATTCCAAGAACTGTGTAACAGACTGGCTGAAGTTGAGGAGACTATGTTGTTAGAACTCCTCGACATTAACAGCGAAGCAATTGTTTATAGATTCACTGACTACATCGAAGCTAAACGTGAGTATCTTGAGGAAGATCTTGAGTTAGATGATGTGTTCTGTGACGATGAAATACTTTATAAGGATGAGATTAAAGATGCTGAATGATTTGATTCTAGGTTGGGCAGATGATCGTGGTATTCTGACTAATGGTACTGTTGAAGGACAGATGGAGAAACTGCAAGAGGAGTTTGATGAACTCAAAGCCGCACTGAGCATGAATGATCGTGCAGAGATTGAAGATGCTATCGGTGATATGCAGGTTGTCCTGATTATCCTAGCAGATCTTCTGGGTATGGATGCACAGGAAGCGTTGCGTAATGCATACAGTGTCATTGCTCAGCGTACAGGGAAGATGGTTGATGGTGTATTCGTTAAGGATGATGCAGCATGATTGAAATCTTTGGAACAGAGAACTGCCAGTACTGCAGTGATGCACGTACATTGTGTGCACAAAAAGAACTATCCTACATCTACACTCCCATTGATTTGTACATGGATAAGTATGAAGAACTAGTGGAGAAGATTGGTAACTTCAAGACAGTCCCTCAGATACTAGTAGATGGACATCACATTGGCGGGTACGAAGAGCTGAGAGATTACGTATATGGTTAAGCTGGATTACAATCGCAATGAATACTTATCAGAACAGGCAAAGAGTCTACTCAAGGACTACTACTGCCTCAAAGGTGAAGACCCACAAGAAGCGTATGCACGGGCAGCAGTGGCTTATTCTAAGGGCGATCAAGACTTTGCCCAGCGTATATATGATTACGCTTCCAAGGGGTGGTTCATGTTCGCTAGTCCCGTCCTATCTAATGCGGCACCACAGGGCGAAGCACCGAAGGGACTACCCATATCTTGTTTCCTTGCGTATGTTCCTGATTCCCTACAAGGGTTGATTGATCATAACGCAGAGGTAGCATGGCTGTCCGTTAAAGGTGGTGGTGTTGGTGGTCATTGGTCAGATGTCCGTAGCGTGTCCGATAAATCTCCTGGTCCTGTACCCTTCATGAAGGTAGTGGATAGTCAGATGACTGCATACAAGCAGGGCAAGACACGTAAGGGTAGCTACGCTGCATACCTAGACTGTGATCATCCTGACATCATTGAGTTCATGAACATCAAAGTACCTACAGGTGGTGATAGTAACCGTAAGTGCTTTAACTTATTCAATGCTGTTAACGTAACAGATAAATTTATGGAGGCAGTTGAGCATGGAAAACAATGGTCACTCATCGACAAACATACGGGACTTGAAGTTGAAAGTGTGTCAGCTAGAGAGCTTTGGCAGAGACTACTTGAAAGCCGTTTCAGAACTGGATCACCTTATATCAACTTTATCGACACGGCAAACAGAGGACTTAATCCACGACAGCAGGAGCTTGGACTCACAATTAGAGGCAGTAACCTTTGCAATGAAATCCATCTTGCAACAGACGAAGAACGTACAGCAGTATGTTGCCTATCATCAGTGAACCTAGAGAAGTGGGATAGCTGGAAAGATACAGGCATGATCAAGGATCTGGTACGTCTGTTGGATAATGTACTGGATGTGTTCATTGAGCATGCACCAGATGAGATTAGTAAAGCACGTTACTCTGCACAGCAGGAACGTTCTATTGGTCTTGGTGCTATGGGTTGGCATGGTCTGCTCCAGTCTAAGATGATTCCTTGGGATAGTCCTATGGCGAAGGGCATGAACATGAACATCTTCAAGCGCATCTACACAGAAGCAAAGGAGGCAACACGTGAACTGGCTAAAGAGTTTGGAGAAGCACCTGACTTGCAAGGTACTGGTGAACGTAATGCTCATCTCCTTGCTATTGCTCCTAATGCAAATAGCTCTATTATTTGTGGATGTTCAGCGTCTATTGAACCTATCAAGTCAAACGCTTATACACACAGGACAAGAGCTGGTGCACACCTCGTCAAGAACAAATACCTTGAGCGAGTGCTTGAACAGCGAGGACGTAACAACGAAGCAGTATGGAAGTCCATCATTACTAATGAAGGGTCAGTACAGCACTTGGACTTTCTAGATGATTGGGAGAAAGATACATTCAAGACAGCGTTTGAGATTGATCAGCGTTGGGTAGTAGATCATGCAGCAGATCGTCAACCATTCATATGCCAAGGGCAGAGTGTTAACTTGTTCTTCCCTTCAGGCAGTGATAAGAGTTATGTCAATGCTGTACACTTACGAGCTTACAAGAAAGAGCTTAAAGGACTGTACTACCTACGCACCAATGCAGGTGTGAGTGGTGATAAGCTGTCAGAGAAAGTAGAACGTGTTGCATTGAAAGATGCAGATGAATGTTTGTCGTGTCATGGGTGAGATATGAAAGTAGAATTAATTGATTCAGCAGGGGGCGACCTTAGTGTCGTCAACTCTGCACGAGTTAGCTTTAACAAATCAACTACAGATATGGAGGGCAGAGATGTTAGACTCATTGAGTACTTGGCTAAGCACAGACATGATACGCCTTTCCGCCATAATTTTATACAGCTTCGTTGCAGTGTACCTCTATTCCTCGCTAGACAGCTAATGAAGCATCAGGCTGGGCTGACATGGAACGAAGAGAGTAGACGTTACGTTGATGACATCCCAGAGTTCTTTAAGCCTGACGGGTGGCGCAAGCGTCCTGACGATAGCATTAAGCAGGGTAGCGGTGGTCATCACCCATATAGTCCTAAGTGGCAGCGCTTGTATGAGCATCGTGTAGAAGAGTCAGTAGAGTTGTACAGGATGATGCTGGAAGATGGTGTTGCACCAGAGATGGCACGTATGGTGTTGCCTCAGAGCATGATGGTTAACTTCATATGGTCAGGTAACCTGCTTGCATTCTATCATGTGTATGCGTTACGATCAGGAGAAGGTGCACAGGAGGAAGCTAAGGTGTTTGCTGAGTTACTTAAGGAAGCCATTGAACCTGAGTTCCCTTACTCATGGGCGGCATTAGAAGCACGTTAACTATGTGCAACAAAGTGTAGTGTTTGTATCATATATGGCTCAATAAAGTGAGGTGAGTGATGAAGATTGAAATAGCAGACGAACAGATCAACTTAATTATCATTGAAGAGTTGAAGACTCAGCATGAGTACTGTGAGGAATATGCAGTTAGGTTAGCTTGTAAAATCCTACTGAACTTCTATGGAGTTGAACAAGATGAAGATAGGCAGCTTTGAGATCGTTGAATACGATGAAGACTCAGGACATATGATCGTAGACATGGATGCTGATACAGTGAAGGCACTGGTTAGCTACGGATTAAATGAACTACTGAGGAATTATTGTGAATCTATATTGGAAGCTGAGGCAGAGTCTGAAGAGTCAGCCGAAGAACTTGAGGATGGTAATCAGCCTAACTCGTAACCGCTACAAGATAGGGTCAGGCGGTTTACGTACATATCCATGCAACAAGTGGGGCATAGGATTCCACCGATGGAGGCACAAATGCAAGAACAACCAGTAACATACGATGTGTTCGTCACTGAGTTTTCTAATGTCATGAAGGAGAGCTTCAATGAATATCAGAAAGCATTGATGGAAGCAGGACAACCCGAAGAAGTACTAGAGCTACATGCAGAGTTCCTAGTATTTGCAACCAACACCTACTCACATTTGATTGAGTCAATCGTTGAGAGTCGTGGTATCATAGGATTTAAGAATGGTCATCACTGATGAACAAGTATTATTCCTAGTGATATTAGCTGGCGCTGTGTATGGTACATGGCGCTATGCTTTTACTAAGGGATATGATGAAGGATACTTCACAGCCTGTGCACATGTAGCAACAGGAGAAATAGAAGTCGGATTAGTAGAGGATGAAGATGAGTCTAACTAAACAATCAGTAGCATACAAACCTTTTGGTTACCCGTGGGCGGTAACCTTTGCAATTGATCATGAGAAGGTACATTGGGGAGAGTGGGAAGCTAAGTTGCAGGATGATGTAACTCAGTGGAAAGGTGGTAAGCTATCAGCTAATGAGAAGAACCACATCACTCAGATACTGCGTCTATTCACACAGTCAGACGTAGCAGTAGGAACTAACTACATTGAGTACTACCTGCCAAAGTTCAAGAACAACGAGATCAGGGCAATGCTATGCTCATTTGCAAACAGAGAGTTTGTACACCAGCGTAGCTATGCACTGCTCAATGACACGCTTGGTCTGGATGAAGCCGAGTACAGTGCATTCCTTGATTACGAGGAGATGGCTGAGAAGATTGCTTTCATGCAGAACATTGACGTTAACACAACTTCTGGTCTTGCTCTTGCAGTGGCACGATCAGCAATGAATGAAGGCATGTCCTTATTCTCAGCATTCGCTATGCTGTTGAACTACCAACGCTTCGGTAAAATGAAGGGCATGTGTGAGATAGTAGAGTGGAGTATCCGTGATGAAACTATGCACTGTGATGGCATGGCTAAACTCTTCCGTGCATTCTGTGATGAACACCCACGCATCGTTAATGACGAGTTTAAGGCTACGATATATCAGATGTTCAGAGACTCTGTGGCTCTGGAAGATAAAGTTATCGACCTTGCCTTTGAGATGGGAGATGTGGAAGGTCTATCGAAAGCTGAAGTCAAGACATACATCAGGTACATAGCAGACCGTAGACTTGTACAGCTAGGATTGAAACCTAACTGGGGAGTCGAGGATAACCCGCTGCCTTGGTTGGAGTGGATTATCTCTGGCGACTCCTTTAAGAACTTCTTTGAGGGTGTCGTGACTGACTACAATGCATCAGGCATGACAGGAGAGTGGGGCTGGAATTAACCAGCTACCACTTAGCCTTGTCTGCCCAGTAAGCAGCAGACATTTTACCCTTCTTAATGTTCTTGGCGTGTCTTGCTTTAAACGAGGCACGCTTTTTCTTCATCTTCTCAGACTCTCCTGCCTTTGGTTTACCTGCTGTCTTAGCACCTTGCTCACCAAAGCGGATTGTCTTGACCTTATCTCCTTCCTTAGCCACAACGACATGAGATTTAGTAGGATGATTAGGTGTACGCTTAGGTTTGTTATAACCGTCTACACCTGCACGTTCTAGTCTACTATCCTTTTTCTTAGCTGGCATCACTGACCTCCAAATCGTTCAATGTATTTCTGCTTAGCTTCTTCCATTCGTTTGTCTTTCATATCACCTGCAAGACGTTTGTTGTAGTTCTCGTTAGCTCCACCAAACCAGTTATAGATAAGAGGACCGACTATAGGCAATGCACGACTAGCTTTAGCTAAGTTGTAGTCTTCACCTTCCAGTGCCTTAACACCTTCTCGTGTCAACTTACCTGCACTATCAAAAATAGGCATAGCAGGGAACACAGTGTTAATTAATGCACCTTTAACATCACCCTGTGCAAGGTAACGATCAGACACATACTTGTTTACACCGAATACACCCAAGACATTCCACATTGCCTGATCAGGTATCATCTCTGGTTCTATGTCTCGTCCTTGTATCCAGTCTTTAACAACCTGAGTAGATGTGTTAGCTGCTGCTAAGTAACCAGCAATCAATGCCATGTTCTTAGATGCTTTGAACACATTACCTTTAGCTGCTTCCTGCACCACGTTCCTGCGTACAATGTCCAGCTGCTTCAATGTGAATGACTTGAGCATGTAGAAGATACGACCATTAGGATTCTCAAGGTACACCAAGGGCATCTCTGATAAGGAGATAGGCTGCATGTCTGACAGTTCATGGAATGCTAAGAGCTTGGTGTTAGGCGATATGTTACCTTTCTCCAAGTCATTGATTAGTCCTTCAGTCTCATCACCAAAGAACTTACCCCACTTTTTACGCAGTGCTTCTTTACCTGCATCCGACTTAGCTAACTTCTCATTCTTACGCATCGCTGCATTCATGATGGTTTCTTTACCAAACCGATCTACACCACGGAAGCCTGAGTACTTGAAGATACTTTGCAAAGCCTTAGCTGTCTTTGTTGTGTCTTGCAACTCATGAGCAATGGTATGGTCTATGCCCATCTCAATAGTTTTATACTTGTTTGCTTTACCGCCAAACGCTGCTTGCATTGTAGGGATAAAACCATGCAGTGCCCCTGATGTACCTAAGTCACCTAAGTTGGTGATTGCAGATACTACGTTACCAATCGTACCGATGTAACCCCAGTCCCTAGTCCAACGAGTTATTGTAGCAGGAGCTTGTTCACCTGTTGTAAACCTAGCAGTCAATGCACGAGTAAGATCATCTACCTGCGATGGTGTCAGGTTACGCTGAATGCGGAGGTCATTGATGGTTGAGCCGATTGACGCTGCAGTATCTAGTTTATTCTCATCAGTAACCTGCTTGTTACGTCCAAAGAACTTAGCCTTCTCTGCCATCTCTACCATGTTACGGTGGTACAGTGTCAGTGCAGTCTGTGGTTCATGATAGAACGGTAGCAACTCATCAGGTAAGTCACCTATCAATGTACGCTGAGCTACGTTACCTCTCCGTGTAGGGTCTTTAGGACGATACACATCACGCACCACCTTGTTAATAACTTCTTCTTCTTGTTCTGGGCTAAGTGGTTTATTATCATTCTTAGCTACAGCATCACGTAGTGCTTTAGTAAACTTATCCGTATGCTCCCTACCTAGTTTGTCTCGCAGTCCACGTACATCCTTCACCTTACGAGGGAAGTAGTTATCAAGACGTTGAACATCAATACCTGCTGAACGTAACTCTGCATGTATCTTATCCAGATCACTACGTATAGCACGGAACTGCTTTACCATATCTGGGTTCATCATTGCTTCAGCTTCTTTAAAACGTCCACTATATAGATGACCCTTCAATGTCTGACGCATCTCTGGTGATAGTTTATTCACAGATTTAAAGAATGGTTCTGTTGGGTTGGTGTACTTAGCCACCTTATCCATAACAACAGACTCATACTTACGCAGTGCTTGTACTATCTCTGGTGCATAACGTGCAATACTAGTAGACAAAGCACCAAGTACATTCTCTACTCCACGTCCTGCAGCACTCTTATCAGCTACTTGTGGAGTACCCTGTGGGGTAGCACTAGGAACAGGAGAACGTGGCTGAGACGGGCTTACAGGAGGTTGAATAGCCTGTGCTTGAGCTGCTCTTGCGCTATCTGCAGGTACAACCACACGCTGTACACCTGTACCGCTATCATTAAATTCACCTAAACGCTCTACTTGCCTAGCTGCAGGAGGTGGTACAGGTGCACCAGCTTGAGCCATACCTTCAGGGAACATCTGCAGTGGTTGCTGCTCTGGTGCAGGTGCTTCTTGTCGTACAGGAGCAGTCTGCTCTACTCGCTCAACAGGACGAGGAGGTTCACCTACTTTGTTACGTACAAGTTCAGGTACAATCCCTTTGTTGTAGTAGTCATTTAACTGAGTACGTGCATCCTTCAGTGCATTAATCTCAGTGAGCATTCGTCCTTCACGTTTATTGAACGATGCTTCAATACCGTCACGCTCATTCGTAACTCTATTAATTTCTGTATCAATAGTTTTTAGGCGAGCACGTTTAGCTTTAGGTGCAGTCTTAGAATCATCCAGTGCTTTACGTGCCTTCATTAAGTTATCTAGCTTAGTGTCTAGCTTCTTAATGTCTGCTTGTACATTCTTAGCACGAGCTTCAAACTTCTTAACAACACCACGACTAGGTAGAGTAGCTACATCCTCTTCTAGTTCTTTAACAGCTTTCTGAATGTTAGCCTCATACTCTTGTGTGGCTAGACGGTTACGCTGACCTTCGGTAGCAAGACGTAGTAACTCCTGCTGAGTAGCGTCTTCTTCTGCTGTCTTGGTTTGAGTCTGTTGAGTAGCACGAATCTCTTCGCCAGCTTCATCACCTGCTCTGCGGATCTCTTCAAGCTGTGCATCCTTAGTCATCTGTTCAGCACGCTCAGCAAAACCTTCTTCAGCTTTACGTGCGTCCATTGCTTGAGGGGATTCAAGTTTAAGTACTTCAGCTTTGACAGATTCTTCTAACTTAGCTGCATCTTCAGGTGACATGTCCTGCATAGCCTTAGCCATGTCGTCAGCACTACCATACCCTAACTTACGTGCTACTGTCCCTAATGCAGCACCAATACCTGTACCTAATGTAACACCAGCAGCTGTGTTGAATAGACGACTATCACCAAACTCTTCAAAGACTGGCTGTATTACACCACTAAAACCACCAGCAGCAGCACCACGTAGCATTAACTCTTTGACTACATTACCTGCTTTTAAAACTTTGAGCACTGCAGCAGGGGCTGTAACAGGATCTAGTAATTCACCTGCCATACGTGCAGCAAATGCACCGTAGTTACCTTCACTACGCATTCGCTGGTACATCTCAAGGTTCTGTGCATCAGGTGTTTCCGTTACACCAGAGTCTACAAAGTCTGCTATACCACGAATAGAAGAAGTTATACCTTGAATAAAATCTTTAGTATATCCACCTTCTTCATCTTCAGGTAAAACCTTACCGCCTAAGTTAATTAACTCTTGATTAAGCTGTGCTTTGTTCTCTGGCTTGAGAAGTTCTTCACGTACTTCTACTCCCTCAGGGAACAAAGGATGTTCAATACGAACGTATCCCATTATAATCTCCGATTAGTAACGGCTAAATTCTGACCAAGGATCTTTTTCAGCGTCTGTTGCTTCTTGAGCAGTTTGGTATTTACCTTTAGGAGGCACTACTGTTGTGCCTTGAGGAACACGAGCAGCACCACTATCAGATGTTACAAACCCTGATGATGTACCAACCGAACTAGCTTCAGGCTTTTTTACACGTACCCACCGTTTTTCTTTCTCGTTCCATTCTTCATCATACTGTACAGTCTTAGGTTCCATGACAGGATTACCTAATGGATCTAGTACAACTTCTCCTTGGTATACACGAGGAACCATAACAGTCTCAGTACGTGCACGTAGTTTACCCTGAGCAATTCTACGCTGACGATCTTCTTCATCACGAGAACGATCTTCAGCAACTACTTCACGATCAAGCAAACCCTGACGTTTTTCTAGTACTTTGATAGCCTGTTCTGTCATGCCAACATCATTAAGATATTTAGCCATCTGATTCAAGTCTTCAGGGTTGTTCCAGTCTATTGCTTTAGCTGCTTCTTGTATCTTAGCTGCATTAGCTTCCTCTGCTGTCTGCAAACCAAACATACGTGCACCAGACTCAGCCATCAAGCTACCAACATTACTACCTGCTGCAGCAACTTGACCAAGAAGCTGATCCATTGAACCACCCATCATAGCTGTGTTCTCATACTGCTTGAGGATGTCATCTGCACGTTGTGCACGAATCTGTTCTGGTGTTGTAAACATTCCGTCCATCATCAACTCCTTACTTGTTGTACTTGATCAGGTTAGCACCAAGGCTACCAAACATATTAGCTGTGTTCATACCAGCAGCAAAGTTAGCCTTTGCAGCACCAAGACCACCAGCCATCAAAGCAGTAGCTTGGTTAGCACCAGCAGAGCTACCGTAGCCACCGAATGTACCACCTAGTTCAAGCGGAGTAAGACCAAGCTGTTCAACACCAACACCAGTCTGGAACAAACCAGTACCACGAGCAATAGCCTGATCAAGTTCTGTCTGTGCTTGTGTACGTGATTGTTGTGCCAGTGCCTGATCTGCCAATGCACGAGACTTATTCAATCCCAGTACATCAGGTTGATACATACCACCAGCACCTGCACCAGCAGCTTCACCAGCAAGACGCATACCTAGACGACCACCGCCAAACAAGTCCTGCTGCATAGCTAGGTTTTCTTGTTGACGAGCAGGCTGCATCATTGACTGCAGTTCATTATAATACTGCTGTGCATTAGCTGTAGTGTCCATAGACTGAGGCAGTGCCTGAGCACCCATAGACATGTACTGATCACGCCATGCTT